GGCTGTTCATGCCACTGGTTGTGTGTTACTATACTGTAACGTTGTTCACCATTAAAGTTTTGCCAAAATTTAACAGACTTTACATCTGCCATTGTTAATCCGTTATCTAATAAATGTTTTGAAAATGCTTGGCTTTCGCTAAGCTCATGGCCATTATCATTATTCATGCGCTCTTGTACCCACTCTTCTGAGTTTACAAGTTTTTTACAATCTTTAATAATAGCTATGTCTACTTCCCATTTATCAGCTAGGAACTGTGCTCCTTTTTTTAAGTATCCTTTTTTAATTCTTAATTTTTCAATAATCTCATCTCGTGTCATTTAGTATAGTTTTAAGTTCAGTGAATCCACATGTCTTACTTACTAGGTCTGATGGATCTTTAGACTGATAGTAATCAGGTATGCAAATGTTGTTAAAACCATATAAGTCACAAATCTTTGTAGCCATACTCTGGCCAGGGTTTGTAACCTTGTCGAAATCATTGTCGTATAAAATATCTATTTGGCTAAATCTTTCTTTTAGCTCACTCACTAGTTTATCTGAAGGTATTTGCATCTCACTCTGTAATGCGATTGCATGACTGCCTGCTGCATATAAACACATAACATCTTTAAGAGATGAAGTAATGATAAGTCTCTCACCTTTATACGGGAGTTGGTTATAGCCTTGTACATCTGTCTTCTTTGTATTGCTTAACCACTTATTTGTTTCTTCATAAGGAGAATAAATTTTATATCGATTCTTGAATCTAAAAGCGTAAGTCACTGATTTACAAACAAATCTAGTACTGTTTACCCAGAAATGACTTATAGGTTCGACACCAAACATAGTTAATATTTTCTTACTAACAAAATATTTGCTCCAAAACTTTGCGTCGTCTCTAGTCCACAGCCTACGCCGCTTCTTAAGTATAACTTCAGGTTTAATATAAGCAGGTGTTTTATTCTGTCTATAAGCCATAAGACCCATAGTAAATTTTATACCAGCTTTTTTAGAACTAAGGTTAAGATTAAAATCAGAATCGATAATGTTTAACGCAGAGTAAAAATCACAACTATATTTGAATCTTACATAATTAAAGCAATCAAATGTGTGATCAGGAGAACCAAAATCCTTATATAGCAACTTACCGTTATACGGTATTATAGAAACTGTAGGTGAATTATCTTGTCGAAGGTCACTCTTAAATTTCTTACCCAATATTTTAAAGTTAGGGCAGTAATACCTAAAAATGTCATACTCAGTAATTTTACCAAGTATGACATCTGTATGTAGGTGATCGTTACTATCTCTACGATCTATAGCCATTAGAAAGGGCTAGCTTCTGCTGGTTCTGGTGTAGTCCAATCTTCATTCTCTTGAATAGTGTCTGGTGTAACTAGACTTACTGTTGAGACATGCTTACCCCACTTGAGGTCTGCATTGAAATCATGGTTCTTGAACTGAGAGTATTCATCATTAAGAGCTTTAACAAACAAGTCATCTCTTTGAGGTTTAACTCTGCCAAAATAACCAGTGTAAATACCTTGATATTTATCATCTTTTACACCGATCAATACTCTAAGTTGATTATTCTTAAGTGCTGTAGCAAGAGTCTTAAGCTCTGTTACATTACCTGTTACAATATCACTCATAGTATCATAAAACACAGATCCACCTGCAGCTACATTAGCCCAAGCTTTTGTAAACTCAATTAGTTCTCTCTCGCCGTCATAAGCTTTTCTTTGTCCATCAGCTTTCCACCAGTCATAAGTTGGTGCATCAGCTGACCATGTAGATTGACCTACATTGTTTAACCATAGAAACTTACCAGTTTGAGATTGTTTAGTACTATTCTTTAGGAATAGGTCTAATTTAAATTTACCATCTTCGTTTGCAAGCCAGAACGTTACTTTGTTCCATGCTTGATCGTTGCTAGTACCTGAATATGCAGGTTCTTGTTTTACATTCACATCTAGTGCATGTAATTCTGCCATTGTAGGGTTAACCGCTACAACATTTACATTTGTTAGGCCTGAGTAGAACTCTCTACCCCCTCCTGATACCTCTTCGGTACTTGCATTACTTTGTATTGCCATATTTAATTATTTATTGGTTATTAAAATTCTGTTAATTGATTATCATCTGTAGTTTCTATACTATTTATTGTATTAGTTACAGCATCCATAGCAGCCTGCTCATTTACATCAGTATCTTGTACAGGTACAGGAATACTAGTTTGATTAGAACTTACAGCTGCTACTGTATCATCTACAAAATTAAACGATAGTTTTCTAATTTTCTTAGCTTTCTTACCTTTTAGTGCAGGGTGCATAAACATTTGTTTTACTTCCCAAGTTTCTAAACTGTATTTAGCTTGAATTGCAGTTCTATCGATACCATTTTCTAGATCATTTATAATCTGTGTAGTGGTAATTGTTGCTGGTGTAGCTTGTTTTACAACCTCAGCATTGGTTGGCTCATTTGCGTCTATCATAGTTTTTGTATTTAATTAGTCTATAAAAATTTGATCCCAAGCTAAAGGCATGGTTGCGCCCTTTAAATGTGCACATCTAGAACCTGCAGTTACATCGTCCATAGAATTAAAAGAAATCATTGTCTCTTCTCCTTCTCTGTATATATAACCAACAGCATCTGCATTAGCACATGTAATTTGTTTTATCTTACCAGTAAGGTCTAAGTCTTTTACTGCAACTTCCTTACCTTGTTTCTCTAGCATCTTATCTTTTAGATGGCCTACTAGTATGACGTGCTCAGCTAGTTTATTAAGCTTATCCATCCATTCTTTGTATGCCATACGTAAATATAAATAACCAGCACCGTTAGGTAAAGACAACACAGACAGATTCTCGTTCTTACTGTCAAAGTTCTTACCCATAGGTGTTTTCTTGTATATTGCTTTAGCATAGCTCTCACACCATTCCTCTAGTTTAGATATAGTGTCAATTGCTACGTATTTATACGGTTTACCTGCTTTTATAATCTCAGTCCCAATCTTCTGCAAGTCTGCAAGACTATTAGCTTTAATTTTTAGTGCATCTACCATATCAGAACCGTCTTCTAGATCTATAATCAAACAGTTATTTAGTAGAGACAGCATTGTAGTCTTACCTATCTTAGGTGGACCATATATTATCATATTCTTAGGCGATTTACGGCTCGCTTTAACCTTTTCTTTTGGTAATTCCATAGTTTCCATATAAATTAGTTTTCATACCACACGCCCCAGATCTTATGTCCGTCTTGTGTAGTGTTTATTAATACTCTTTTTATTACTTTCTTCTCTTTAGTTTCGCTAGCATCCATATATTTAGGATTCTTGCTGTTTAACTTTCTTTTTTTCATTCTTATATTCTTTCTTTAATTGTAAATGTTGACATCTCCGCCTCATACGGGATCATACCTAGCAAGCCATCACGGTTCTTCTCCATGTGCACTGCTAGTAAACCAACAGGATTCTCATTACAGTAATTATCTGTAATCCCATATAAATCATGTGGTCTTTGTAACATCATAACAACATGTGCATCCTGACCAATAGAGTCACCACCAAACAAATCTGTTAGTAGTGGCTGATACTGTGCCTTAGCACGATGTTCTTGTTCTATGTTACGGTTTAATTGAGATAGTAATATGTTTATAGTCCCCATTTTAGCTTGCATCCACATACAACCTTTTGATACTTCATTAAGTTTTTCTAATTCTCGTTCTCTATTACTTAGTATAAGTCTAGAATGATCAAACACATTAACAATAGTATAATCTGGTCTTTTGTTACCTATATCTACATTAGCTTCTTTAATATACTCCATATCTCTAGGAACACTATTAAAATATACAGGATAGTTACCATACTTTAATACCTCTTCTTTAAACTTTAAATATTCTTCTTGTTCTAATTTCTTTTCTACAGATAGTAATTCACCTACCTGTTTATTTGTACCTTTTGAGCCTGCACGCAATATCTGCTGATAGCCGGGCATCTCGAAAGACCAATACAATACAAGTAATTTTTTACCTATATTGTTATCCAATAAATCAAAGATCAATTGGTTACTAAACGCTGACTTACCTACACCTGGACGACCTGCAATTACATACATCTTACCCGGTTGTAAACCACCTAGTAAGTTCCTGTTTAATCTTGCCCATTTGGTAGGATAGACCATACGTCTACCATTCATACCGTCAGTTACCTGGTGCAGTGATGCACTGATAGCTTTTCTTATGCTCTTAAATCCCCTATTTTTAAAGGGATCGTGTAATTCTGTTGGTTTTTTGTTTTGTGTCATTTTCATCTAAGTTTTCATACTTTTCCCAAGTATGGTTATTAATCCATGTTTCTAAGTTTTGCATATATGAAAGATTATGTCTTTCTATTGTAAGTTGTACATCTAAACACTTCATTATGTGTTTGTGTTTATATAGCTTATCCCTTACTATCTTTTTATATTTTGCTTTGCTTTTTGCATTAGCCTTAGAATCTGGATCCTTAGCATGTAACACTCTAACACCACGATCAGTACTCATTACTTTCATAGGATACGTGGATATAAGCTCAGCAAACATCTGATCAAAATTAGAAGAAAAAAGGTCTATGAACTCTTGTCTTATAAAATGTTGATCAGGTGTTTCGCCTAGCTTAATATATCCTTCTTCTTGTAACTTTTCTAAATTTGGTTTAAGATTAAGATTGTTTAAATATGTATAACTTTCCTTGTGTATTATATAAAGATATAAATAATCGTCAGCAGACATACCTGTCTGTTCTAACACTTCAAAATCTATATCAACATTCATATGGCAGTAAAGGTTATAAAAAGTTCTGTTATACTAATTTTTAAATCTAAAGCAAATATAATAAATTCTGTTATCATCTACAAATAATTTATATAATTATTGCCAGACAACATTTTTTAGACTCTTTGTAGCTTTCTTGAGCCACTTTTCTTCTTGAGAATCAGCAACATAGATAATTACTATCTTACCAATTTTATCCTCCTGGAAACGTATTAATCGTCCCACACGCTGTATCATAGACAGGGATTTGCTTGTAATACCACATAAAATACCCATATTTGCGTTAGGAACGTCAAAGCCCTGATTAAGAGCTTTTGTAGAAAATAGCACATTTATATCATCATTCTTAAATGATTCTAATGCTAATTCTTTCTGTTTCTTAGTCTTTTTAGAATGATAAGCCATACCACCTGGTATAGAATCACATAATTTATCTGTAAAATCATTTGCACCACCAAATACTAGTATTTTCTTATCTGTATTTGCTGCATATATCTGCTGAAACTTATTTATCTTGTTATCTGCAAAATCTACAATCTGTTTACGTGCTCTAATAAGTCTATAAAACTGCACTGCTGCTTGCATTTGCACTCCACTAGCAGACTTGCTAGCTAGAATTCTCTTTGCTTCATTAAATGCATCAAAGTTACCCAGCTGATATTTCCAATAAACAAACTTATTATTTATCTTCTTATATTCTTCTGCCTCTTCATCTGTAAGCTTAACAGGCACACATGTAATCTCATATGGACTTACAATACCTAGCTTTACACATTTATCTAATGTAATCTTGTATGCTGTTGGCGCTATTTTATCCAGTAGCTCTCTGTACTCAAGCTCTTCCGGTAAGGTTGCAGTCATACATAATAACATGTCAAACTTATTATTCTCAAAAAACTTACGATACTCTGGTGATAAACCTAAATGTATCTCGTCACATACAACTATACTGTAATGTTTATTCTTTAGTTTGTATGCACTTTGATAGCACATAACTTCTACATTCTCATGTGATACACCCCATTTATCAAACTCTTCTATAAACTGATCTTGTAATTGTACAGTAGGAACAAGAATCAATGCATCACCACCATCTTTAAGTGCATATTGCACAGCAAGGACACCAACTCTAGATTTACCAAAGCCGGTACCTGCAATTACAGAGCCTATAAATCCTTGGCCTGCCCATTTATTTAAAGCGCTTTTTTGCTCTGTGTCTCTTATTTTATTTATTTTACTCACAATGTCTTCATTTTTATTTACCATACTTTCCTGTTATTTTTTAATTTATACTTAGTCATATCATTTGCTTTCATAATAGATCTATAATTTAACGGAGGTACATAGTGAGTAGGCGATTTTACAAATTTACTGTAACCTGTATCATTATATTTATACCTCTTGACTCTAACCTCTTGCTTACCACTATACTTAAACCAATGATTCATATCAATAACTTTAGTTGCATGTAAATCTTGTAAGTACTTTTTTTGTTTAATCTCTTCTATTAGATATTTACTAAGCTCTTTCATACTCTATAATATTTGATCTGTTCCATTCTATAGAGGGAACAAGTATCTCGTTAATAGTATTAAAGTGTCCACAAGTGTAAAAACCACTAGTACCGCCAGAGTAAGATTCGCTAGCAGGATGAGGAGCTTTAAGAATAATATGATTACCTTTAATATATTGTTCATATTCTTGTGCTTTTTTACCCCACAACACAAAAACAAGATTACATTTATTTGTAGATAATGATTCTATAAACATCTTTGTAAATGGTTTCCATAACTCTGTATGTGAACCCGCTCTAGATTGCTCGACAGTCAAGGCCGTGTTAAGTAACAACACACCTTGTTTTGCCCAACTCTCTAGCGTAGTATCTACATCTAATAATCCTTTTACATTTACACCATGCTTTTTCCCATAATCTGTTTCTACAGCTGTGATTATATTCCTTAAACTAGGACTAACTTTACGTCTATCTGCACGATTGGCAAACGCTAGTCCTGTTGCGCTACCATCATGATACGGATCTTGTCCCAATATTACAACTCTTACATTTTTTAACGGACACAACCTAAATGCCTTAAACGTTCTAGATGTATCTGGTAATATTGCACGACCTGCTTGTCTAGCTGATCTAATGCCAGCTGCTATCTTTTGAAAAGTCTGTGTCTTTATAATTGGTAACAACAACGGATACCAATCTCCAACCTGACTTTGAATTACTTTGCTCATATATATTTAGTTTTATAAATAAACATGAGTGAGGCAAAACATTTAATATTAAGGATGTCTCTTAAACACCCGGTTAGATTAAACCTCACTCATATTTATTTTTCCCAGCAATTACTCACTGTTACTTCGGCTTTTAGTAAGCCATTTGTTACAATCTCCAAAGCTGCCTGTTCCATCAAGTCTTTCATCAATGGTTTCCACAAAGGCAACTGATCATTCCTACATATAGTATCTATCTGATCATGCACAGTCATTACCACTTTAACCGGTAAATTATTTGTAGCTATACAATCTCTTACAAGTACTAATGCTTTTTTAGTCATATCTGCAGACGCACCCTGTATGGGTGTGTTCTTGCTAGCCCGCTCTATACTACCAAGCTCCATCATAGATGATTTATTGTTCCAAATCTTTGGATACCAAGTACTAAACCATCGTTTACGATTATAAGGTGGGAACGTTTTTATGTACCCAAACCTTTTACCAAAGTTACCTAGCTTATCTAAGAACCCTTTGATCGATGGGAACGCTTGGAAATACTTTTCGATGAGGCTTTTAGCTGCTTCAATGCTAATATTAAGAGTATCAGAAAGCTTATTAGGACCCATCCCATAAGCAAGACCGAAATTAATAGTTTTGACATTTGTTCTTAGTTTTTTATGTGCTTTACAATTACATTTCTGTTTCTTTGTCATGTAGACACAATTGTCTTCTGCACTGTTAATCCATTCATCTCCATACACAAGCTCTGCGCATGTGGAATGTAAATCTTCATTGTTTTCTAGTGCTTTTATCCATACAGGATCCTTAGATCCAAATGCAATAACATTTAACTCCTGTGAACTGTAGTCAGCACTAACAAAACTCCAGCCATCTGGCGCTGTAAAGCAATTTCTATAAACATTATCTGCAGGTATTTGCTGCATGTTAGGTTTACTACTGCTTACACGTCCGGTATCTAGTATCTGATGAAAGTTTGTATGTATTTTATTATCAGCTGCTAAGTTTTTAAAGAATGCATCACCATATGATGTACATAATTTCATAGCTTCTTTGTATTTTACATATCTATCTATCAATGGATACTTAAACCTGTATTTATACATCTGCTTACCATTTACATTATCTAATTTAGGGACAAGACACTGAAATACTTCCAACACTTGTTTAGGTGATGTCCATTTTATATCTATCTTCCTTAAATCTTCTACAGCTGTAAACATATCAGTCTGTACATATTTAGACACAAACTTTTGTAGTCTATCATCATTGGTAACCATTACATCCAAGCTAGTTTCTAACTCTACAGCCTTGTCTGTGTTTACCTTCTCAATCTTCTGCCAACTCTCTACATCTAAATCCAAACCATTGTACTCGATGTCTGCAAATGCTAGAACAACCTCATTCTCAAGCTCAACCACACTACGCAGTTGATACTTATCTATACTATCTTGCTGGTGCGTGTGTATTTTTATCAAATACTCTACATCTTTTGCACCATAAGTAATTTGAGTCTCTTTAAAAGGCTGACTACCTAGTCCTACAAATTGATTACGAACATCTTTGTTTAATTCTACATTTAAATATCTCTTGCATACATCCTTAAGACTATACCCATAATTAAGCTTACCACAATTTAACACACGTTCAACTAGAAATGTATCATACACACCTTCACAGCATATATTACTCCATCTCTTGATAAACTTGTAGTCAAACTTTGCGTTATGAAATATCTTTACAATGTCTCTGCTCTCCAATATATTACGTAGTGGCTCAATACTTACAAGCCTAGTGTCAATCACAAACTGCTGGTTTGCATCACCAATCTGAAACATAATCATTTTCTTACTAGTAAAGTCAAATCCCTCAGTCTCTGTGTCTACACCAAGTATTGTTTTATCTTGACAATACCTTACCACATCATCAATCATTGCTGACTGATAATGCGGGGAAGGTACAGTTTTTGATGAACCATCTACTAAATGTATCATGAGTTTAATTTATTTTCTACTTCTATCCAATAAATTCTTTCTGCTATCTCTTGGTCTGCCATCTCATCTAATTGTTTATTATAATCATTAATTATCTTAATTGCAGCACCTGCTTTTATAATATCAATGTTTATATTGTCGAACTTAAAGATAAGCAATTTCTTTATAAGAGCAGTCTCATATGCTAACTTAAATTCATGTTCTCGTCCTTCTTCTATCAAAGAATGAACCCATTTCATTTGTCCCATTATTGTCTATGTTTTATCTCGCAAAGAACAAATCCTATTATGCCTCCAAATATGAACCATAATACTTTTACCTCTGCGATATTAATTATTACTTGTGTTGTCTCCTCCATATCTATGCTTGTTTATAAACAGATTCTTTCCAAGATAAGTTACCTTTACTAAAAGGTGCTTTAGATACATCAACCTTCTTATCTATAATCTTTGGTTTCCAAGCTTCGTCTTCTTCATTTGATACTTTATTCCTACGAGTCTTAGCTAATTGCTGTGCTTGTATCATTTCATCACGCCATTGTTCGTGAGATCTAGTTGTTTTTTTCATCATTATTACTCCTGATACTACACCAAATACATATGATGTTAGCATACATAGTACTATAAAAAATGTTTCCATAATTGTAATTTTGTTTAGTTAATATTTATTTATTTATATCAATAAAATGTTCTTCAATACCACTTGATTTTAAATTTCTATTAGGTATGCCTGGATGAAATCCAAACTGTAACTGAAATGTTAAATCCTCATTTATAATCTTAGGTATATCAAACGTTTTAATTATTTTCTCTCGTATTATTTTCTTTCCCTGAAAAATAATCTCTTCATTTACCGCTGTACGTTTTATAATACGCGGTATCGTTCTATCATATCTTTTTGTCATAAACTTATTTTAAGTTATGTACAAGACAATGGGAAACGGTAGGCTCTCTTGCTCCGTTGTTACTAGGACACCGCGCGCAGTATCTTTTGTCGATTGTTTTGTTTTGTCTCCCATTATCTCATACTAATACACAGATTGCGTTATCTGTTTATCTTACATCATCTCTAGCTCAGCTTTAGCTGTGATTGCCTCTTCTATCTTTACTTCAACTCTATCATGTTGAACATAAGTATGATTAGGCTCATGCAAGACAAGCTTAGTATTTCTATAGATGTTCTTACCATCTTTAGTCAATACTTCACTAGTTGCAGGATTAACTTTATATCCTGTATCATTGTCTCTTTGCCAGTCAGTAGCCTCCGTTGTCTCTGTAATTTGGACACGAACTTTCTGACCATTGTACTCAGGATTAAGAATATTTAAGTATGTTACTTCTCTAACTTTACCTGTTTTACTAGTGATAGTTACAAAGTCTGAATTCTCAATGTCAAGCCCTGGAATATTAAGTAATGTCTCAAGATCTGCAAGTGTAGACTTTGTCCAGTTGTAAGTCTTACTACCTCTTTTGAATCTTGGATCACTAGCATTCATCATAGCTAACACATCATCTGAGGTGTCACCACCACGATTAATGTTTTGTACAAACTCAGCTTTAAAGCCACCATTTGCAGTCTTTTCTACATGCGTTAATAATACTTCGTCTACTTTTAAAGTGTCTAGACTACCACTATTTAATTGATTTGCCATTTTGTTTAATTGGTTTTTAAATGGATTAATAATTGAGATAATTTGAGGTATTATCGTGACCTTTTGTAGTTAAAAGACTCTTATCATGCTCCTATCATCTATCGAAGTAGTAATAATAAGCAGAGTTTATGAGTCTTTTTATATTGTAAACAGTTTGTCTTCATGCTTAGGAATACGACGAATATCACGTCCTTTCTAAAAGTTAACTAAGGATAGGCAAACAAGTTATTATGAAAACACAACGTTAGTTGTAATTATAAAAAACCTATCCTTAGTTATTATATCTGTCTATATGCATCACTCCAAAGATCTTCTGGTAATTGATCAGAAGGATTTGATCTGTCTTGTGATACAATCTCGTCCATCTCTTCTTTTGTTATTATAGAGTCAAAAGATGAACCCAATCGTACAGTAAGTTCTTGTATTTGTTTATCAATTTTTTCAATTCTCTGATCTACAGAGTTAAAGTCATCTTTGTCAAAGCTTTTTAAATGCTCAAGGAATGTTAAATGTGACATAGTGTTATATTATGTTATGTGATTAATTAGTTTAGTTGTGCAATGAGTGCTAAATGATGTGTATGAGTGTTAGCTTGCACACTTACACCGTAAGATAGCAAGGGTTTTTGATTGTTTTGGTGATCGTTTTGATTGTGCGCGTAAAAAAGGGACAAAGTCCCTTACTACTACCACGAAAACTTCATGCGGACTTCACCATTCTTAGTGGTAAATGGAGTGCCATCCTCATCTATCATAGGCTTTAGCTTGAATCCCTGTGGAATATCAAACGTATCATCTGGTTGTAAATCTTGAATACTACTAGCATTCACATAACCGGCAACGCTATCCATAGAGAATGGATTAGACGCAGTAGTAATGAACGCAGACTTTCTAGACTTAGAGAAGTAGTGCAGTTTAGCTGTAATTAAATTAGTTTCCATAACGCAAATATGTATTAACACCAACAACCCAATACGGGGTGTTTTAAGTGCGTAGCATAGAAGGGGTCGTTGATTGTGTTGGTTCACACGTTCACAAAACCTGTTAAAAAAAATTTTTTTTATTTTTTATTTTTTTATTTAAAGTTTTTATATCTTTGCACCGCAACATTATTCATCCCTCGGTAACCAAAAAAGGGAAAAGACATCGGATTGTAGTCTCAAATAGAGATAGAGTTTTCTCCGGTAGTTGCAAAAGAGTTAACGTATAAGCTCTAGTTAGGATACAATGCACACAGGTAAGTGCGGTGAATTAACACCAGTTTTAGTATCCTTGGGTCCCGTAAAACGGAGCACTGCTAGAGTGAAATCACAACTTGAAATAGAATCCTCAAGGGGGAGAAATATATTTTCTTCACAGATGTTTGGAAATGTAAAAAAATTGTTTATATATTTGCATAAAAATATATAGATATGAATTTTAAACCAAGCGGAAGCTGGATAGTCCTTCCGGACCCAGTAATTACACAAACAGAATCAGGAATAATCTTAGATGAAACTACAGCTAAGGAAAATGCAAAGCGATCAAACGTTTTGGAGGCGCTTGCTGTTGGGCCTCATTGTAACTTTGTAGAAAAAGGTGATATTGTAATGGTAGATCCTAGATCAGAAGCTGCAAGAACAGAGATAGATGGTGAGTTATACTTAGTTATTTCAGAACACCAAATATTAGGTAAGTGGTAACAGGACAGGTTACTCTAAGTTTAGAAGAT